TCTGTTTGCTAAGCAGGCTCAGCTAGATATCTTTGATGATTACTTCTATCAGTATAACTATCAGATAAATAAAGAGAACGCTAGACAATCAGGTACAGGACTAGCTGATATCAAGAAGGGGTATGAGGAAGTGATTGAGATTTTTTCAGAGACAAAATACCTTACAAATAATAGTAACAATACATTCTTTTTACCCGCACCCGCATATACGAGTGATGACTACTACCTTATTAATAAGGTATTGGGTTATGAGACAACGATTGCAACAGGAACAATAACAACCGTCTCTGCAACGCAGCTTATAGATGTTAATGCGACATTTAAAGCGATAGATGTTCAGGCAGGTGATATTGTTTTTAATCTTTTACCGGCAGCACCAACACACGCTACCGTAACTAATGTAGTTAATGGCACAACACTAGACCTATCTACAGGGATATTTAATGGTGTAGCAAACCTTGGTGCGGCATATGTTATATTTAAACCTAAGCAGAATGAGCTTGAGAAGGTTACACATTCTAAGATTACAATGCTTAACAACTCTATGCTGACAGCACCAAGTAGAATGTTTCCTGCGTATACGCAAGAGGCATCGTTGCTAACTGCATTCCCATCAACACTAACAGAGGGAATACTTTGTCAGTACATAAGATATCCTAAGGACCCTAAGTGGACGTATGTAACACTAACAAACGGTGAGCCAATGTTTGATTCTACTCAGCCTGACTTCCAAGACTTTGAGTTGAGTAACGATGACCAAGTAGAGCTAGTCAATAAGATACTTCAGTATGCAGGAATGTCTATAAGAGAGGTAGCGGCAGTGCAGTTTGGTAAAGGAGAGGAAACAATGAATGACCAAAAAGAAAGATAATGGCGTATATATCACAATACCAATACTACGAGAATGATGGCAAGAATCCTGAGGATGCTAATTGGGGCTCCTATCAGTATGTCAGCCTATATGATATTGTAAATAACTATATGCTGATGTACTCAGGGAACCACTCGATAGTTAATAACGAGGAGAGATACAAGATATTATTCCACGCAAAGCGAGGGATTCAGGAGTTAAACTATGATGCGTTCAAAGAGATTAAGGTACTACAGCTAAATGTAGACGATGCCTTGAGGTTTGTTCTACCACCTGACTATGTAAATTGGGTTAGGGTATCACTGTACAAGGATGGATTGATTCGTCCTTTGACAGAGAATATTCAAATCAATAGCTCGAGTGCTTACCTACAGGACAATAACTATAAGATATTATTTGACCAAGACGGAAACGTATTGAAGCCTGAGTTCTCTAACCTTGATATGGATAGGATTACAGGCACACAGAAGAGCATATACCTTAACGAGGCTAGTCCTTTTCACGGTGCTGAGGGTTATAACTACGATGGGTATTGGTACTTTGACTACGGCATAGGAGCGTTCTATGGCCTTAATACAGAGACAGCTAATGCTAACCCTACCTTCAAGATAGATAAACGCTCAGGCGTAATAAACTTTGACTCCTCTATGTCGGGTGAGTCGTGCATACTAGAGTATGTATCTGATGGTATGGAGAATGGTGCAGACTCATTGGTTCAGGTAAACAAGTTATTTGAGCAGTACATATACTCTTACATCACGTATGAGGTTTTAAATTCAAAGCTCAACACACAGGAGTATGTAATTGCTAGAGCTCGCAGGAAGAAAAGTGCAGAGCTACGCAATGCTAAAATCAGAATAAGTAATATTCACCCCGGAAGATTATTAATGAATCTTCGAGGGCGTGATAAATGGATGAAATAGATGGCTAATACAAAGCGACATTTTATATCGGGCAAAATGAATAAGGGTGTCGATGAAAGACTCGTACCCAATGGAGAATATATTGATGCCTTAAACGTAAGACTTGGTTCTACTGAGCAGTCAGAGATAGGCTCGGTAGAGAACTCAAAGGGTAACACTCAGCTTACAACACTTGAGTTTGACGGCAATCCTTTAAGCAGTAACGCTCGATGTATTGGTGCTTTTGAGGACGGAACTCGTGAGACTATATATTGGTTTATTCATGACCGTAGCTTTACATCAGGAGCTATAAATAAGCTTGACCTTATAGTATCTTTAAATGTAAAGGAGGACATACTAACGTATCACGTAGTAAGTGAGCGTGATGGTAGCACATCTAAAACCACACTAAACTTTAACCCTACATACCTTATTACAGGCATAGATATGGTAGAGGACTTTTTATTCTTCACTGATGACTATAATGCACCTAGGGTTATTGATATCAATAAGAACTATGCCGAGCCATCAGGAGGGGTAGACCAATTTACAGCAGAGGAACTGCTTGTAATAAAGAAGCCACCTTTAACAGCTCCCACATTTACACTTAACTTTACACCGGGAGAAGAAGACTATATTGAGGAGAGGTTCTTGTGCTTTGCTTATAGATATAAGTATGAGAACAATCAGTATTCAGCAACTTCTCAGTTTTCTGAACCTGCATTTACACCTAAGGCCTTTCAATTTTCTGCGGAGTCTTTCCTAAATGAGGGAATGGTTAATTCTAAAAACCAAGTCGTTATAACATACAACTCAGGAGGTCCTCTCGTTGTTGGTATAGACTTATTATTTAAGGAGTCGGGAACTAATATTATAAAGGTTATACAAAAGCTTGACAAGAAACAAGCCGGTCTTGCAGATAACACAGATTATACCTTTGACTTTAATAGTAACAAAATATTTACTATCCTTCCTGACTCAGAGCTCTTGAGGCTTTTTGACAATGTCCCTAGGTTTGCTCAGGCACAGACTGTAATGGGGAATAGGTTGTTTTATGGAAACTATGTAGATGGATATAATCTAAAGGATAAAAACAGTAATGCATTAAGATTAGAATATGAAGCTGAATTATCTTCAAGTGAAATTAGTATTGAATCATTGACAAAATCATTGTCGTCTTTTGACTTTACAATTGATGGGACTGTTGCTGTTCCTGATAGCAAGCTTACAGTTGATTTTACAGGTGCTGAACTTACAGTTGGGAGTCAATTGGATTTTAGTTTTTCTATTACTCACCAATCCTTTTCTAATACAGCTTCTCCTACGGATATACCTGTAGAAAACTCAGGTACAACAATTGTTTCTTTTAGCTATATCCTTCCATCAAATTTTGCCACTATAAATGACCTAGCTACAAGCACAGACTTTATAAATAAAATTGGTACAGCATTAAACATAAAGCCTGTATTTGATGCGGTAAATCCTACATCGTGTAGTGGTATAACATTTACAGACAACTATAACTGTGGGATTACCCCTGTATTAGATTCGTCCCTTGCTACTACGTGGACTAAGTTTGCTTCGGGGCAGAGTGCAGATGGTCAGCCCATACTGATAGGTTCTTCTATTGGAAGTAATAACCTTGAGCTTACTATGCTTGCGATGAGAAGGGTTGATGATACTGCAGCTCCTACACTAAATGTTTATGAGTATTTTTCAATGTCTAATGTAAATGTTACATTATCATCATCTCCATCTTCTTTAAGCCTACATAGTAATAGAAACTATGAGGTTGGTATTATATACATGGATGAATTTAATAGAGCCACTACCGCTTTAGTTAGTGAGTTCAACGCAGTGACTGTGCCTTGTGGTAATGCATACTTACAGAATAAAATAAAAGTAACAATACCCCCACAGCAACTAGCTCCGTCTTTTGCTACAAGATATAAGTTCTGTTTGAAGCCTGATAGAGAGGGTTATGAGACCATCTATTCAAACATATATTTTCTCGACCCACTTACTTCAAATACCTTTTTTCTTTTAGAAGGCGAGAACGCTCAAAAGGTTGAGGAGGGGTCTCGATTAATTGTTAAAAGAGACTCTAACGGATATATGTCAGACTGTAGATACGCTACAGTTCTTGAGAAGAAAGCACAGACAAAAGATTTTATTAATGTTGCAGGAGTAACTGTACCTGCAGGAACATACATGAAGATTCTTGCAAATGATTTTGCAGCAACCATAGGTTCAGATGATATTTTAAGCCCGGGCTTAAACACTACTACTGAAAACACCGCTAATAATTATCCTATACAAGTATATTTCGGTTTAAGCGGTGGGACAGGTGCTTCATCAACAAGTCCCGGGGCGGCTCCTTATGGGGTTACTATACCTCAAGGTAGTCTTATAAAAGTAGAGATGTCTTTTGTTAGGCAAGGAGGAGGGGCTGTGGCTTGGAATGAGCAGAGCCTTACGGTAGAAGCAGAGTATCGGTCTGCTAACGATTATACTAACATTATAGATTGGTTTAATGATAACGACATAGCCACATCTCTCTCTGATTTATCTATAAATTCAGGAAATCCTACAAGTTTACAATTTCTTGGAACCACAAACAGCACTGCTAATAATTATGGATTAGACCTTACTACTGATAATACTAAAGTATTTTACAAGTGGTTTCTTAATTCTCCGGGGGACAACGAGATTAGATTTATTACCAAAGGAGTTGAATCTAAAGGTAGCACTAATGCTGCTCGTTCAACAACAGAGGTTAGGTGGGAGATTATAAGAGCTGAAAATGTAATAGCTTTTGAGACCGAACCAAGTGATGCATTACCTGATGTATGGTATGAGTCATCAGAGTCATATGCCATTGACCAAGCAACAGGATTCCATACAGGGAATGTACAAACTCAAACAGCCTTACTTCCTGCTATTGTGAATACAGACTTTGGTAACTGCTATGCTTATGGTAATGGTGTGGAGAGCTACCGTATACGTGACTCTATAAAAGGTAAGGATTTTAATTTAGGCGAGAGGGTGTTTAGTACATCGGCAGAGGACTATCAAGAGGCTGATAGATTTGCAGCACTTACATATAGCGGTGTATTTAACACAGAGACAAATGTTAATAAGCTGAATGAGTTTAACTTAGGCATCCTTAACTTTAAAAATCTTGAGGAGTCATTTGGTCCTATACAGATAATATCAGGAAGGGAGACAGACATCCTTACACTTCAGGAAGATAAGATATCATACGTGCTTTCAGGAAAGAATTTATTATCAGATGCTGCTGCAGGTAGTGCAATCACATCAGTACCCGAGGTTCTTGGAACGCAGATTGCAAGAGTTGAGCAGTATGGTATCAGCTCTAATCCTGAAAGCTTTGTTCAGTATGGATACGATAAGTTCTTTACAGATGCAAAGAGAGGTGCTTTGATACAACTTAGGGGCTCAGGGCAGAACGAGCAGCTAACGGTGTTGTCTGAGTTCGGTATGCGTTCTTGGTTTAGAGATTTATTTTTAGGAGGCTTTGATACTCAAAAGCTTGGAGCATTTGACCCATACATGAATGAGTTTGTATTAGCATCAAGTACTCAAAAGCTACCAAGCACTCCTGTTGTAATTAACTGTGGTGTTCAAAGAAGATTAACGGTTACATCCGCTTCTCCTGTTTCATTTACAGTGAATTTAGGAGACGCAGTTGGGACGTGTGCTATATCATATAACATTATATCATTCTCTACTACAGGATTTATAGTGATAGCAGAGGACTATACGGGTACGTCTACGAGTGTCAATACAACAGGTGCAGGAACATTTAACTTTACAAAAAACAGTGTTGCCGATGAGGACGTAGTAATCACGC